CTGACCTAAAGCAGACGGGCAGCATCGAGACGGTCAACCTCTTAATCACCTTCGTCCTGGGTGGCCTGGGTATCCCGAGACATTGGTATGGCTTTGGCGATGACACCAACCGGGCGACGGCTGCTGAGCAGGGCAACCCTACCTGGCGCACGATGGAGCAAGCCCAGGACGCCGCGCGCGACATGCTACTGGCTATGGGGACGCTCGTCCGGGACCAGGCTATTATCGCCGGCAATCGCAAGATCAAAGACGATGATGAGATTGAAGCCGTCATGCCGGCCATGACCACCAAAGACGTGCAGCGCATCACCACAGGGTTAGCGCAGCTCGTGCAGGCTATGACCATCGCGGTGCAGCAAGAATGGTCGAGCAACAAGACAGCACGCAGCACCTACATCACCCAGCTCAATGAGTTGGGCTTCGACATATCGCCCACCGACGAAGAGGACGCCATTAAAAAAGAGGCGGCAGAAGAGGACGAGAAGGCCAGCGCCGACAACAGCCAGGCGCTACAGGACGCGCTGACGCAGCAGCAGCAGGTGCCGCCGGGCGACGGTATGCAGCCGGTGGGGGCAGATGGCAACGGGACGATGTCAGAGGAGCTAGTGAGTGCCAACCCCTGAGCAACTGCGCTACGCCAAGGCCCTCAAAGCCTCCGCCGACCGCTACCTGGCGCTCGAAGACGAGACGGTGCGGCGCATGGTTGCGGCACTCAAAGAGCTGCGCGACCAGATAGCCGTTAGCCTATCAACCGCCCAGAACTTCAACGCCATGCACCTTAAGGCGCTATTGGGCGAAGTGGATCACGCCATAGATAGCTTCCAAGCGCGGCTGGGGGCCGGCTTTCGTGAGGACTTCGCCGCCGTCTACAACGCCGGCGGTGAGGCGGTCGTCGCGCCGCTTCAGGCGGTCGGCGGGCGCCAGTTCTTCTACCAGCCCAACCCGGCCCAACTGAACGCGGTCATGGACTTCAGCGCCGCGCTCGTCAAAAATATCAGCGCTGACATACGCGCCAAAATCGACACGCAGATTCGCCTGTCCATCCTGGGCGAGCGCACGCCGGTGGACGCCATGCGAGCCGTCACCGATGCGCTGGGCGTCGAAGCGCGGGCCGGCGTGTGGGGGCTGCGCAAGCGACCCGAGGTCGTGCGGGGCATCGAGGCCATCGTGCGCACCGAGACGACGCGGGTGCACAACCTGGCGACACAGAGCCAACTACAGCAGCAGGCGCAGCAGGTGCCCGATTTGCTCAAGGGCTGGGCGGCGGTGGGCGATAGCCGGACGCGCTACGACCACTTGCAAGCGCACATCAAGTACAACAAGAATCCCATCCCCGTCAATGAACCTTTCATCGTCGGCGGTGAAGAACTGATGTACCCTGGCGACCCGTCGGCCAGCGCAAAGCAAACCGTCAACTGTCGTTGCCGCCCGTTCGTGGTTCACCCGGACGTGGGGGTGGTCAGCACGCCGCTCGATAGCCGGGTGCAGGCGGAGATGGCGAGGCGGGACGAGAATGCCTAAGCCGCTATATTGTGCTAGTTGCGCTACACCGATAGCGTCTTTACAAGGCGATAAAATTGTGATAGAATGTAGACATCACGGTGAGAAACACGTAACCGTTATTACACTAGCAGACCTCATTGCTCAGTTGCGGCAAGCGCAGCGAGCCGAGGCCCTACGGGAAGCGGGTTTAAGGGTATTGCGGCCCGCCTGACTGAGACTTACCTAACTTAATACTGAGCGTCCTGAACGCCCCATTTAGAGCGCCCCGAGCGCCCCTAAATGGGGCGTTTTTTGTTTGTCTGGAGGTTTGACGAGCAATGATAAAACAAGAAGGCAAGAAGTGGATTCTGTATTCCCAAGACGGCAAAAAGGTACTGGGCGAATTCGACTCCGAAGAAGAGGCGATGAAGCGCGAAAAGCAAATCATGTTTTTCAAGCACAAGGGGGCAAGCGAATCCAGCGCCGACTACTTCGCTGCCGACATTGCCCCGCGCGCCGTCGAGGGTGAAGGGGATAAGCCGCCCTTCGAGGGGCGCGAGTGGGATGTGACCGTCATTGGGGGCGACGGGGATAACGTCGTCGCGGTAGGCGGCAAAGAATACATCCGCAGCAAAAACGGGCGACTGTATGACGTGCAGGCGCTGGAGGCCAGCGTACCCGAATGGGAGGGCGTCAAGGTTTACGACAATCACCTGACCGACGCCGAATTCCAGGATCGCCAGGGCATGCGCTCAGTCGCCAAAGAGTGGATCGGGACCATCGTCAAGACCAGGTGGGACGCCGCCAAACGGCAGGTACGCGGCGTGTTGAAAGTAGTCGAAGAGGGTGTGGCGAAGAAACTCAAAAACGCTTACGACGCTGACATTCTCAAGACCATCGGACTCAGTATTGATACCCTTACTACACAGGGACAAGTCACCTACGAGGGCCAAACAGTCCCGGTCGTGGAAGGGTTCAAGAAAATATTGTCTGTCGATTTAGTGGCTGAACCAGCGGCAGGCGGGGGCTTTAACCGTCTCATTGCCGCAACTACCTTACAGGAGGAACAAGAAATGACGCCACAAGAGATTCAGGATTTGGTCAGCAAGACCGTGGCGGATGCCCTCGCCGCCGTCAAGTCCCAGGAAGCCGAGGCGCAGGCCGCCAAGGAAGCCGAAGAAAAAGCCGCCAAAGAGAGGGCCGAGGCCGAGGCGCAGGTTACCGCGCCACCCGCGCCCGTTGCGCCGGTTGGCGATCCGGTCGTAGCCGAGGCTGTACGCAAGCTGGAATGCAAAATCGCCCTGGGCGAAGCCCTGGACGAGGCGAAACTCGATGCGCCGCACCGCAAACTCGTCGCAAGCCTGTTTGCCGGCAAGGTCTTCGCCGGCGCCGAACTGGACAAGGCCATCGCGCACGCCAAAGAGGCGCAGGCCGCCGTCGACCCGTCCGGCCGCGTGGCCGGCGCGGGTGCGCCGCAGCCGCCCATCCAGATGGGCATGAACGAGCTGGACAAGCACACCGGCGAGTTTATGAGCCTGGTCTTCGGTAGCCAGGCGCAGCGCATCAGCTCGACCGAGCCTATCGTCTCCGAGCGGCTGACCGAATCGCACAAGGCGTGGATGAAGGCCGGCTTCCCGCGCTATCGCACCCACCGCCTGAGTGAATGGGTGTACAGCATTTTGGGCGAGGTCGACCCGCTGGACGAAGAGAGAGCGCGCGAGGCCATCACCACATCGAGCATGTCGAGCATCGTCAAGAATGCCTTAAACGTCATGCTGGCCTGCGACTACGCCGCCATGCAGCGCTGGTGGGACCCCATCGTGACGACCGAGGAAGTGGAGACCATCGACGACGCCACCCTGGTGCGCGTCTTCGGCTTCTCGACCCTGGCCGTCGTGGACGAGGGGCAAGCCTACAGCGAACTGGCCGGCGCGGACGAAGAGGAAACGGCGTCCTTCGTCAAGAAGGGCGGCTATGTCGGCGTGACGCTCGAAACCTTGCTCAAAGAGAAGGCCGGCGTTCCCTTCCTGCGCTCCATTCCTTCCCGCCTGGCGAAATCGTGGTACAACACCCTGTCGGCGCTCAACTCGTCGGTCTTCACCTGCAACAGCGCCGCCGGCCCCGTCTTGACCACGACCGGCGCCCTGTTCAACAGCAGCGCCACGTCCGGCGCGGGCGGGCATGCCAACCTGCTGACGACCGCCCTGGACTACGACGCCTACGCCGCCGCCCGGACGGCGATGGCAAAGCAGACCGACCAGCCGCTGGGCGCGGGGCGCAAGTTGCTCATTCGCCCCAAGTACATCCTTCTCCCGGTTGATCTTGAGGCGAAGGCTAACGCGATCTTCGGTACCGAGAACAAGCCCGGCTCGGCCAACAATGACATCAACCCCTATTTCAAGGAATGCACTCCCATCGTCGTCCCTGACTGGACCGACGCCGACAACTGGGCGCTGGTGGCCGACAAGGCGCAGTGGCCGGCTATCTACAACATCTTCCTGCGCGGGCGGCAGGTGCCCGAGTTGTTCACCGCCGGGGACGAGTCGTCTGGCGCGATGTTCACCAACGATACACTGCGCTATAAGGTGCGCTGGCTGTCCTACCAGTTCTCTGTCACGTACACTTGCGCCCCTGTAGCCGACTTCAGGCCGCTTCACAAGTCCAACGTCTAGGGGTAACGGCGGCTTAAGCCATTAGTCTTGAAAGGGGAGGCCGGCCTCCCCTTATGAGGAGAAATAGCATGAGAAACAACAAACTCGTACCGAAAATCGCCCTGGCGCTCCTGGCGCTCCTGATCCTGGCCTGGCTGGGAGGCTGCAACCAGCAGGCGCAACCGTTGGGCGTTACCAACCTGGACTCGCTGCACCTGGTCGCCTCCGAGGGCACCGCCACTCCCATCTTGATGGTACAAAGTAACGGCGGCAGCCGGCCTTTCCAGGTCAACAATGCCCTCAGTACACCCGTCTTCTACAGTGACGACGACGGCGCGGTAGTTTATAGTGGCTTCTCCAGCGGCGGCGGCGCGGTAGATGGTGACACAACTATCACCGGCACCCTCATCACCAGTGAAGGCATCACTGCGACGACGGGCGGCCTTAACGCCGTTGCCGGTGGACTGACCGTCACGGCGGGCAATGCGACTATGGGCGCCGACCTGGACGTGACGGGCAACATCACCGCCGGCGGGAAACTGGTCGTAACCGGCACCTCGTCTCTGGTCGGCGCGACGACGGCAACCGGAGCGGTGGCGGCTAACGGCGGCTTGTCAGTCGACTCACCGGCCTTCACTGTAGCCGACACGAGCGGGAATACCCAGATCGCGGGAACGCTTTTCGTGACCAATACCACGTCGCTCGTCGGCGCGACGACTGTCACGGGGGCGTTGGCTGCCAATGGTGGCATCACGGCAGACAGTACCGCCTTCAGCGTAGCCGATACATCGGGCAATACGCAG